ACCACGTTGCCAGTTTGACGTTGGGGAGCTGACTCTTCAAGAGACCCATCCTCAAACCTATCTGGAAAGACACGGCGAACCGCGTCATCTATTTCATTATAATACTGTTCGCTTTTTGGATCAATACCACTTTCTACAAGTTTTTGATGAAGACCGTAAGCATATCCCGTCATTTCGGGATCTTTTTCAAACCATTCATTTTCTGCCGCCCATTCTAAAGCTCGTTGATCTGGCTTTGGTGGTCGTGGAGTTTCTTGTTGATATTGCGGCTGTGCTTGCGGTTGTGAAGCAGGCTTAGGCCTATATGATTCATATTTATCTTTTTCAACACTAAGCTTTGCAATAGTTTTTTGAGCATCGATTAAAGCGTCAGCATCTCCTGTCTCATAAGCTGATTTATATGCAGCTTCAGCTTTTTCAAGTTGAGCATCAACTCTGCCCTTGGCCTGATTAACAAGCACTGCTTCGCCATCAGTAAGAGATTTTTTAAGCCTATCGTTCTCTTGCTTAATTTGCTCTGCATAGCGTAAAGCTTCTTCCTGAAGTCGGGCGGCTTCTTCTTTTGCCCTGCGCTCTTCATGAAACTCATACTTTAATTGCGAAATTCTCTTTTGAACATTTTCGTTATAGTTTTCTATTTCTTCGTCATTAGGAATCTGTGGCTCAACGCCATCAGCTCTTCGAGGTTTACCTCTATCTGCTTCTGGCGTATCATCAACAACTTCTATTTCAAAGCCATCATCACTATCATCTTCATTTGATTCAGTCTTTGCAGACTCAATTGCTTCTGCAACTGTTTCTTCTTCGAACTCTATTTCTTGTTCTGCTGCGTTATTCATGCTCTTGTGTACCCCCTTGGATCATCGACAACTGCTTCCACAGTATCATCATTAATAAGCCTAAACTCTTTCCCATGAATCTTAAATCTAGTGCCTGAGTAAGATCGGAAGACCACAAAGTCTCCTTCTTCACAATAAGCTCCATTTGGAAATTTGTTTGTATCTGCATAGGCATCTGGGCCTAGTTTCATGACAAAACCAATAATAGAAGCAGTCTCTTCTGAGGCTTTAAGGCCATCAGGCATAAACACCCCACCCTCTGTCTTGTCGCTGATTTCTGGTACGCCAATTAGAATCTTGTATCCTTTTGGCTGTGGTAGTTTTGTAGCTACCTTTTCTTCTGTAGTCGTATTTCCTGTATACATTTCAGTACCTTGCAGTGATTTAAAGGTTCACAGTCACCTTGCGTGGACATCCACGAGTCTCCCTGATTTGGACAATAGTAAAAAAAATTTTAACTTTCAATATATCTTTTTTCTAAATCTTCCAGATCCTGTCGTACAATTTTTATAAGATCACATCGTCCCACCAAACGATTATAAGAACTGAGATCTTCTGCCTGACCAGACGCAAGATATATTTTAATATCTTCCTCATACTCGTCAAGCTTTCGCCCTAGCAGCGAAAACACTGTATCACTCATCTCCCTTTGTTAGCTCCTTTGCTACTTCTATACCTAGTTTTGCGCCCTCTTTCTGGTCTTCACGCTGTGATTTATCCAGATCGGTGGCTAGTTTTACGCCAAGACGTGCACCCTCACGTTGGTTCTCAGCGGAAATACGTTCTTGTTGAATTTGTGCATTTGAACTTTTTGTCATCGCATCAAGCTGCAACTTTTGCGTATCCATTTGAATCTTGTGCTCTAGCTCTCTTTGCTTTAGCTGCATTTCTTGCTGTTGCATTTGTACAACAGGATCTTGCTGTTGTTGCTGAATCTGCTCCTGTTGAGCTTCTGCTTGATCTTTCTGCAATAGTTTTTCTGCTGCATCTTTTGCCAGTCTTGAAATCTCGACCTCTACGTCTTCTGGTAGTGGTTGATCTTCGTTTGGCATCTCAACACCAAGCATTTTTTCGATCTCGCGTCTGTACTGGAACGCAACGTGCTCAGTCACATGGGCAGACATAGCCTGACCAATGGCCTGTGCAAATGGAGACTGACCTACAATCTCACGCATTTTAGGATCTTGGATTGCCGCCATATGCACAGCAATATGCGCTTCGTGATCTTGATACTTGAATGCTTTGGTTGGTTCCTGCTTGAGCATCATCATGTTTTCTGTGACAGGATCAGCAGGTTTAATATCATCAGGAAGCTTGACTATATCGTCAGCATCCTGAATACCAAGAACCTCTAGCATTTGGCGATGCAGCTTCCCCATATCATACAGTTGGGGGGCCTGCTGAGAAAGCTGCAAAGCCGCCTGATACTGCATAATACGTTGGGACATAGTTGCAGCATTAGGATCGGAGACAGGTATAACATCGACTCGCGCATCAAAGTCTTGTTGCCTGTTAAAGTCTCCATCCATTTCGTAAGCATATTCTGACGGCATATAGTCACGAATAATCTTTGCTAACAATCTCAATTCATTTTTCATAGCGGCATGCATACGAGCTTGCACACCACTCATCACTTTCATGCTGCGCTCCATAAGAGCAAGCGTTGTTCCTACAGGTGCTTGAGAGTTCATGTCTCCAACCTGTATATCGGCTACAGAGCCTATCCTGCGTCCCTCTTCGACAATGTTGCCAAGTAACGAGTAGAGAACTCCTGATGGCTCTTTGTAAGGGATGAACGTAATTGAATCCCGTATCGCACCACCTGGAACATCAACGTCCCTGAACTCACCTGGCATAAGAGGGGTGTCATCACCTTTAATGCGGAGACCGCGAGCTTTAAGACCCGCAGGCAAATTAGATAGTGTACCCGCATCAATAAGTTGGCGAAGGATTGACGTTGCTGATTTAGCCAAGCCACCGATAAGATGTATAAGACCTGTGCCGTAGAAACCCAAGCCAGGTAGGTATTTGTAATGTACGAAATGTAATCGTTTCTTTTTCTTTGCATCGTCCTCATACCAATTACGTCTAATTGCTAAAACTTCACGAGATGATTTATCTATGGTTACAACGTATGGTCTTGCTATGCCGTCAGGGTCATCAAACTCGTCTGGCATGTTCATTGTCACATGCATCTCAAGAATTGTATGGCGGTCATCATCTTCAATAACTGCGCTTTCTCCATCAAGTTCATCATATTTTTCTTGAATATCTGAGAAATCAGGCTCTGGGTCAGGTAAGTCTATCTGCCTATAAAACCCTGCAACCTGTAGTTCTAATATTTCATTAGATGTTTTCTTCATGATATGAGTATATCTTGGACATGTAGCCAGATCTGAAGCCCCATAAGAAGCCACAAAGTCTTCTGCGGGAACAAACATAGCACATGGCCTGTCTTCTAGAGGGTCATAATAAACTTTCTTGAATGCAGATCCTGCAAGAGGCAACTTGAAGAGCATTTGCTCTGTTTCATCACGATACTCAGTCATCTCTTCGGTTAGCAGGTAGTTCATTTCCGTCTGGATTCTATCTGCTTGATCCATCTTCTCAGGAGTAAGTTTGCCCATAATCTTGGTTCTTACTGGCCCAGACGCAGGGAATAACTCTCCCATTGCCTGTGCCTGAAACCTTACAACGGCCTCTGTAAGAACTGGGTGAAACACACCAGATGCCCCTTGCCACGGTTGGCTACGTTCTTCTATTTTCATCCCAAGAAGATCTAACCCTTTGACATAGGCTCTAGCCCAATCTTTTCTAGACTCACGATCAGAATTAAATTCACCTACAAGTTCAGATGCCATTGATTGTAATTCAGATTCATCGATAAACTCAGCTAGGTTTGCGTCATGGTCTGGCCCTACAATGCTTTCGGTTATGTCACCCTCGAAGTCTATGATCACTCCACCGTCACCAGTATCTATCGATACCGCATCAGGGTTGATAACTTCTACCTCAATATTTTCAGCATCCGTTTCTTCGATTTCTATATCTGAAGGCTCCATCTGCTTTTCAATAGCCATAACTATCTCCTAGTAATATTCGACTGGTCTTTGATATTTTGGCTCGTCATCCCAGTCATCCATTTCGGCTCTTACCCAACCGCCTTGCCTGAACCTTAGCAGAGCTTGTGTGGTGGAGTCCACTAAATCATCATGATCCCCCGAAGGAAATGATGCACACTCCTCAATCACTTCTTCCGCCCATCTTGTGGAAGGACACCATATTGATCCACTTGCGAACAGGTCTGTTACTGCATTTACCCTAGCAATCTTATCTTGTCCACGAGAAGGTGTAAACTCTGTAACTGGAATCCCCATAGATCTAAGCTCAAATATTAACGGCGCACCAGAAGCTTTCTTTTCCACGATCATCTGATCAGGCTCAAACTCCATGTATTTTTCGTATGCTGCACGTTTCAAATCAGGAAACTCTAACTTTTCTTTGAATGCATCAAGTAAAATTATATTAGGTTGCCCTTCATGGTAGAACACCCCCCATGTCGTACAGGCACTGTAGTCTGATCTTTGCGTTTTAAGAAACGCTGTATCCCAAGATTGTATGATAGCTTCACACTGAGGTGGTCTATCGCTATCCCATTCTTGCCACCATTCTCGTTTGATAAGAGCACCTTCCTCAGCGGTAGGGTCTTGTTGATACTGGGCTGACCATTTCGATACAGGAAGCTCTGCCTTCAATGCATCTAGCTCTTCTTGAGACCAGAACTCAGGCCATAGAGGTTTACCTGATGGCATAATCGCAGGAAATTCTATCACTTCCCAGTCATCCATACCCTTTCGATCTGATGTTGATTGTAGAATCTGACCAGTCAAATCACGTTTAGACCATCTGGTCATCACAACAATGATAGCCCCTCCTGGTTGCAGACGCTGCCGTGGGCCTGATGTATACCATTCGTAGACTCTATCGTAGACATCGGCGTTAAACTGCCCTTGTTGAGCGTCCTGTTCGCTGTGAGGGTCATCTATGATCAAAAGATCTGCGCCTTTACCAGTAACCGCACCGCCAACACCAATCGCAAAGTAATCACCACGCTTGTTTGTGTTCCATCTACCCGCAGCTTTTGAGTCTGATGACAGGGTAATGCCACTAAAAACTTTCTGAAAATCATCTGATTGTATCAGATTTCTAACTTTACGACCAAATCCCACAGCCAGTTCTGCTGTGTGTGCCGTCTGGATAACTTTCTTTTCGGGGTATTTGCCAAGAAACCATGCAGGCAAAAGAAAAGAAGCAAACTCTGACTTGGTATGTCGAGGTGGCATGTTGATGATTAAACGCTTTAACTCACCTCTAGCCACTCTCTCGAAAGCATCAGCCATCTTTTTGTGATGAGTGCCTGATATAAAGCTAGGCCACATCAATCTAACAAAGCTAATGAAGTCATCTTTAGAAGCAGATTTGTTCTCCACTTCCTCTAGTTCTGCCAGAAGATCCAGTAGTTCCACCTGTTGTTCCACAGGTAACTGGGATATCTTATCTTTCATTGCTGCAAGTTTTTGCATGCCATCTCCATTTTAAAGGTAGGCAGACAAAAGGGTGGGGTTGCCCACCTACCAAGAGACAGATAAGGGAGAATCTCTATCTCGAAATATAGTATATACTAATATATATATTTTAAGTATATATATATTAATATTATATATATATATATTATATATATTACAGGAGGCACTATGGAAGTTTCAATGCAAATGATATGGGATATTGTTGTAACTTTAGTAGTTGTTCCTATGGCATGGTGGGTCAATCAAATGAATAGTGAGGTAAAACGACTCAACATCTTGCTAAACATGACTCGTGAGAACTATATTAAACGAGAAGATCATCAATCAGAGCTGTCTAGGGTGGTAGATCATCTGGTTAGATTAGAAGGAAAGATAGATAAACTAGCAGAAAAGGTCTGAAGAGGGGAGATATTCGGTTAGGGTGTTGTAATCGATCCAGTAAGTTGCGTTATGATGGCTACAGGGGCATTCAAAGCCCTGAAAGGCGCTATAGGTGCAGGTAAAGACCTTCAGGATATGACGGGTCAGCTTGCAACATGGGGCAAAGCCTTCTCAGATTTTACAAATTTAGAAGAAAGAGAAAAAAATCCTCCTTTTTGGAAGAAAACCTTCAGGGGATCTGATGAAGAGACTGCCCTGGAGATATTTGCGAATAAAAAGAAGATGGAACAAATGCGTTCTGAGATAAAAGAGCACATCACATGGCACTACGGAAGGTCTGCATGGGAGGAAGTCTTGCAAATAGAAGCTCAAATGCGAAAAAGAAGAAAAGATGAGCTGTATAGAAAGCAAGCTCAAATGGATAGCCTTATTAACTTCGCTATTGGGTTCGTTTTATTTGGTATTGGCGCACTAGTAATCTTTGGTATCTTCTATATTTGGGGCAGTAGACAAGGCCGTTGGTAAAATTTAGCGGTGAAATTAGTTCAATTGAACAAATACAAGTGGGCGGCAATAGATGATGACGGCACTATCCTAATCATCAGCAGTAATTCCAATATAGTCAGAGTAAATGCACCAATAATAAAAAAAGCTCGCAATAAAAAGAAAGATAACAGGCGAGCACAGTCTAAGTAATATAACACATTTCATTTTTTGAATGTATATTATAGAGGGGGTGTAGGATTCCTAGCGGTTTGTAATTGTTTGTGTGGAACATCATGTATACGCGCACATGCCCACGTCATGTATACAGGGGGGATGGGGGTAGGTGGGGTTGATCGACACAGTTTAAATTTATACACACACGGCTCGACCCAAAACACAAACTGAAAAGTTCAATTGCACTAACCTAGCAGCCTGTTCAGTCTAGCTTCTAGCTCTGCCTTAATACTTTCTGGGTCTCGTTCTGTCTTATCCTCAGTTTCTACTCGTTCTATCCACATGCCCATACTCTTGCCCAGAAGCTCAAGTGCTCTTACCTGCGTACCGTCTGCCTCACCATCTCTTAACGCAATGTCTTCTAGCTTTTGAATTACACGATCACTTCGAGAGAGCCTCTGCATGCGATTATTTAAGGCTCTATCCTCTTCTAGCCTATTTAAAGTTAGGGTGACATTAGGGTTCTTAACAAGCTTACAAGCTTCTACATTAACTGAAGCATTACTCATCCCAGAGGCATCATATGCTAGTCTATAGGCATCACTGAAGTTGTTACCCTCGAATATAGCCATAGCAAATGCTTCTTGCTTATCTGTTAACCCTGTATTCTTACTAGTGGCACTCTTTTTCCTAGTGCCCTTACTTCTCTTATTACCCTGTACTACTCTTAGCTTTGGTTTCTTATTACTCATAGTGCCCTCCTCTAGGCGCTGCGCTTGCTTTCGGGGTTTTGGCTAAAACGAATCACTAACGAATCACTTGCGAATCACCCTGATATTTTCACTTAATCTGGGGCAAACGACACCCAGAAAAAGTGCAATAGAACTTTTTTATAGTCTAACATTTAAATTTTAGCTTGTCACGATATCCCTTGTTTTATTGAACTATTTTAAATTAATCCAAATTAATTGTTATAATTTATTAATAATTGTTATTTATTGTTTGACATTGTTTGATAGGACTGGCATAAGGGTTCTCGAAAGGGGGCAACGAGGCTCGACACTCACAACCCTTTCAACCATCGGACTGGCGATTATTCCAGACTGGAGAGACCCTCCAAGGCGATACGCCCCAAGGTAGCATCCGCAAGGATCGATTTGCAGCCCACACTGCACTCTGGATAGAGACCTGACACGCTCAGTACGAGGCTTAACCCTGATAAGAGCGCGTAAAGATATTTGCTTAACGTAAACGCTGCGAGTGCCGCCACTGAGAGTTTGGGTCAGTGAGGTGGTTGAATGTAGAGAACATACAGCTTGCAGTAGTAGTGACGCAGAGATCAGCGC